CTTCTGCCATTGGATCAGGTCTAGACTCTGTTACTACTTCATTAGGAATTTGTACTTCTTCTGGTTTAGGTTGTTTTTGAAATCTATTTTTAGCAGACGTTACAGCTTTTAAATCAGCTTGTGCTTCATTAAGTGCTTCTTGTGCTTTTAAAACTTTTTCTTTATCACCTTCATCAAAAGCTTCTAAGTAAACTGATCTAGCTAAACTAATTTTATCTGTTAATTGTTTTTCAGAAGCATTTAAACTTAATTCATTCATTTGATAAACTTCAGTACTTTTTTCTTTTAAAGTTTGTTGAAGTTCTTCTTTATCTCTTATTAGCTGTTCTATTTGTTCTTCACGTTCTTTACGTTGTTTAACAAGTTGTCTAATTCTTTTTTGTGCTCCTTGAGTTTCAATTCCATCTAACTCTTTAATATTATTATCTTCAGAGTCTTGCTTTACTTCTTGTTTAGGAGTTTCTGCAACTTCTTCTTCTATTTCATATTCAACATTATCAGGCACTTCTACGGTAGCCCATCCGTCATTACTACTCATTATTATACTCCGTTAGTTACGATCTAAACGATTACGTTTATAATATTATAACACATAAATGTTAATTTCACAAATTAATTCGATCCTTTTGATAAATTAAAAGTAGGATCAAGATCTTTTGGATCTTCAATAGTCATAAGAACTACATCATCAAATAATAAAATTAATCTAGTATTTTGATAAAATAGTTTCATTCCTGCATGTTTAGCATAACATACATAATCATCTACTTTACACCAAGGACCATTTGGAAATTTATCTGTATCTTTATAAGCTAAATCTCCTACTTTTAAAACTCTTCCTACAGTTGTTAAATATGAAATATCATCTCTTGTAGAATCTGGTATTAATATACCACCTTTAGTTTTACTTTTAACTGATACTGGTCTTACTAAAACATGAAACCCTGGTATATTTGGTAGAGTTTCAGGATCTGGAATAACCTCATCGTCAATCCATTGATCATTTTTTAATGCACGACCCATATGTACTTGTTGCATTTTACTCCTCTTCGTATAATCTATTTTTAACAATACTTTTTAAATTTTGTTTAGCCCACTCTAATCCAGATATAGAACCTACTATTTGTCTATAATGTGGATAATCTTGAGCACTTCCATTTCCTAGATCACTTTGTAACTTATTTATTTCAACATCAAACTGTTTAATAATTTCGTCCCATATGTCCATAGTATTATTTTAGTTTACCTGACTCTGGAGCTTTCCAAGAATAATCATCCCATTTATTTAAAGCAGAACGAATATTACGTCCTCCTGTTACATCTTGAGAATATGCATCTCCAAAACTTTTATCAGTTTCTTTAACTTGCTCAAGATAACCTTTACCTTTCTTCATCATTTGTCTTTCTCCTTTTCAGCATTAATAGCTAATTGTGATAACGTATTTAATTCCACCATTTCCTCATCTCTAAGTATGCCTAATAGTTTATCTTCAAAATTCTTTTTTTGAGAAGCTGTTAATTTATCTTCTTCAATACCTAGCTTTGCTAAAATATCCATTACTTTAATTTCTTTTCTAGCTTCTCTATCTAGATTTGATTTTTGTTTTTTAAATTCTTCTTCAGCACCTGATTTAAGTATATCTAGAATTTGTTCATTTTCTTCAAGTTCTATTTTCTTACTTTTAATTTCTAATTCTGCTGCATTTAATTGAGTATCAGATTGCAATTTTTGTTGTTGTAATTTAACTTTTTCTTGTTCAAGTGCTACAAGTTGTTGCTCTGGAGATTGAGCTTGTGCCATTGCTTGATTAGCATTCATTACTTGTTGAGCAGCTTGTGCCATTACCATTTCAACAGTTGAAGGCATTTGTGCTTGTTCTGGTGGAACTTGTTGCATCATTTGTTGTGCTACACCATTCATTTGTTCTTGATATTTTAATACAGAATGTTCTTGAATATTAGCTTGTAATATTGGTAATATTCTTTGCATAATAGGATTAGCACCATTTTGAGGATCTTGCATATACATAGTTTTTACTTGTATATGTGCATCATGGTTTTGTCCAGGGAATGCAGCAATAGGAACACCTTTAGTTGCTGCCATAATATCTGATACAGGATCAAGAGGTTGAGGCTCAATCTTTGGTGGTAATATTTCTTCAAGATTAGGCATATTAGCTGCATGAAGAATTGTTTTATTTAAAGCTTCTATATTAAACATACCTGGAGGAGATTGTTGTGCCATTTGTAATGCCATGTTTGCTAACATCATACGATGTGCATTAGATGGAATATTAGGATCACTTACAGGTACAACATCAACTCTACCATCAAAGTCTGTTTTTAAAATACTACGATCTTCAAAAGGAACCTCATAAGGATATTCGTTAGGAAGATAAGTATAATTTATATGTGCTAAAATTCTAAATTCATCTCTTTGAGATTTATGTAATCTTTTATGTATAGCACTAAAGAATTTACTAGATGCTTCTAATAAAGCCATAGTAGTACCAACAGGTCCATAGGAGGCAGCATCAGAAACTATCTGTTCTGTACTGTCTGCAAACTTCTGACCAGCAGTAGTTACAAATTGCAGCATCTGGTAGAGCGTTTGGGAAGGCTCTTTATAGGGCAGGGGAACAATGGCCCTAGATAAATCAATTCCAGTTGCTTCAACCTCCTTGAACTCGCCAGGAGATATGGGGTCATTATCGCCAACCATCCGCACTCCTTTTGCCTTAAATCCTCCAGGTAAGTTAGCAAACTGTCCTGCATCTATGAGGGACCGCATTGCAGCAGTTGCTGACATTGTAAGATTACCTAAGAAGTGTATAAGGCCAAGTCCATAAAAACCAAAACCAGGGACAAAGCGGTAGTGAACAAAGTGATTTATCTTTTCTTTATTCTGGTCATCCTGTTCATAGTTTCTACGAATACTTAAAACTGTTTTTGAATTTTCTTCTACTGTAACAACATAAGGTAAAGAAATATCTTCATCTTCAATATCTAAATAACAATGTTGTTCTAATAATACATATTGTGGATCAGTATCGTATGAAGGTGTTAAACCTAATATATTATCCATTTTAGTTGCAAAGGGAGTAGCACTAAACTGAGGAGGTTCAGGAAGATCCATATCTTCATAAACACCTGCTTTCATATCCCTTTCAAGATCTACTGGACTTTTATAAATAACATGTGTATATCTATCTGCATTTCTTAAATCAGAAGCATAATAAGAAACATAAAATTGATCTATAGGTATAAATTCAGATGAAGGTCTTTTTAATGCTGAGTTATAATATATCTTTTTAAATGCAGAACCTATTAATGGTAGATGAAATAACATCCTTTCAAATTCTTCAAAGTATTCTGGCATTTGTTCTGTAAGCTGATAGTTCATAAAGTTTTGAACTCTATTAGCTTGCATTTCTTTATCAGGTGTAGCTTTACCAAGTATATTAGATTTAACTGGACCTAAAGGTGGAAATAGTTCTTGTGAAGCTTTAGATTGAAATTTAACAGCAGACTCAATTAATAATGGATGTACAGCAGTACATGCACCTTCAAATGGTTCTGAACCTTCTTCAAGTTTTAATCCTAAAAGATCAAAACCTCTTTCAAACATAGACTCCCATTCAGATCTACTATCTTTATCAGCAGTATAATTATCTATAACTTGATTAGCTATTTCAGTTAATTCTTCTTCATCTAAATCTTCAGCTAAGTTACCATACCATTCTTGTACTTCTTCTGAGCCTTCCATAACAGGAGTTTCAAAATCAACAATAACACCATCACCATCTGGATCTATTTCAATACTTACTTCAGGATTTTCTGGAGTTTCCATAGGCATTACAACTACATTATCAGTAGGCATTCCTTCATATGGATTACGTTCAGTTGCCATTAAGCCACTCCTGTTTCAGTATCAGTTGGAGTACGAGGTGGTAAATCATAATATCCTAATCTACGATAGATACTTTCTAAATCTTCATTAGGACTTATTCTTTGTAATAAAGCTGTTAAATATTGATTAGGTTTAAATGATGAAGGAGGATATGTTAGATTACTTGCAAAATATTCTGCTATAGAACGTGGTCTTGCATCACTTGTTGTAACTTCTGTCTCTTCTTCTTTTTTATCTTCAGGAGTTTTATTATCTTCACCAATATCACTTGTACCTGTTGTATCTGCTAAATTAGCCATAGTTTCTTGTAAGTTTCTATCATAGGCTTCTTGATATCCTGTTGCAGATGGATCATATTCTGGTCCTAAATTTGCAAGATTTCTATCGTAGGCTGCTTGATAGCCTACTGCTTCTGGATCATACTCTGATACAACATTAACATTTTCTTTTTCTTGTAATGTTCTATCTAATATATCTTGAAGTTCAGGAGGTTGTGAAAGATCAACTTGAGTAACTTCACGACTTACAGGTGAAGTATTAATCTGATATTCAGCTAAAGGATTTTCTAAAGCAAACTCATCCTCTCTTGTAGTATCAAGTTGTGCTGGTCCTGATTTTACTGATAAATCTCTAGGATCACTTATTTCAAGTCCTAATGCTTTAGCTACATTAACAGCAGGACTTAAATCCATCAAGCCACCTGCTATTTGTCCACTAGCTACTGCGGCTACAT